ACCTATAAGGACGCGATCATGGAGGCCATGTTCCGGGGAACAAAGCGGAACATTGAAAGCGAGGCCGATCCAAAAAACGTGCCGGTCGGGTAAGCGACGAGGAGTTGTTTACCCGGCTGATTTATTATGCAACGGTTCCTCTGCGCCGCTCTGAGGAGGAGGCGTGGCTGATGCCCTTCGGGTATTTGCTGGATTTGTGGGAGTGCCACAAGCAGTTTACCGGGATCAGCAAGCCGAAGCGGGAGCTGTTCATTGACGACATTATCCCTGCGGGGATTTAAGGCTGTTTTCGCCGGAGGGAGGTGGTATCTGTGGCGGACAACTTTGGGCCGAAAATCGGTGTTGAAGGCGAAAAGGAATTTAAGAAGGCCTTGGCGGAGATCAACCAGACCTTTAAGGTGCTGGGCTCGGAAATGAACCTTGTGGCCTCACAGTTTGATAAGCAGGATAAATCCGTGGAAGCCCTTTCCGCCCGGAACCGCGTCCTCAATCAAGAAATTGATACCCAGCGGCAGAAAATCAGCACCTTGCAGCAGGCACTGGAAAATGCCACAAATTCCTTCGGGGAAAATGACCGGCGCACAAAGCAATGGCAGACGCAGCTCAATAATGCGCAGGCCGCCCTGAACGATATGGAGCGGGAGCTGGCGCAGAATGAGCGGGCCATTGACGAGCTGGGGGATGAATTAGAGCAATCCGGCGATCAGGCAGACGACTTCGGGGATGAACTGGAAGGCGCGGCCAAGGATGCGGATAACGCTTCCTCCAAGTTTGATAAGGTCGGCTCGGTAGTCAAAGGCATGGGTGTGGCGATTGGCGCGGCGGTAGTTGCTGCGGGCGCTGCCCTTGCCGGGCTTACTAAGAGTTTTCTCGACCTTGCGGAGTCTACACGGGAATACCGGGAGGATCAGGCCAAGCTGGACGCGGCCTTTATTACTGCCGGTTTTACCACCGAGCAGGCCAGCGAAGCCTATAAGTCTTTTTATTCCATTCTTGGCGAGGAAGATCGAAGTGTTGAAGCGGTCAACCACCTTGCCAAGCTGTGCGACACCGAGGAGGAGCTGGCACAATGGACGGATATTGCCGCTGGCGTATGGGCCACCTTTGGCGACAGCCTCCCCATTGAGGGCTTGACCGAGGCGGCCAACGAAACCGCCAAGACAGGCCAGATCACCGGTTCCCTTGCCGACGCGCTGAACTGGGCCGGTGTTTCCGAGGACGCTTTTCAGGCTTCTCTGGATTCCTGCAACAGCGAGCAGGAACGGGCGGCTCTCATTACCGATACCTTGAACGGGCTGTATGAGGAGGCTGCGGAAAATTACAAAGAGCTTAACGGTGATGTAATGGAGGCCCAGCGGGCGCAGGCGGAATTGACCGATGCCTACGCGGAGCTGGGCGCTATTGCGGAGCCGATTATGACAACGCTGAAATTCATGGCGGCAGACGTATTGCAGGCCATGCTCCCTTTTGTGGCCCTCATGGGCGAGGGCTTGCAGGGTGTTCTGGAAGGAACGGCTGGCTCCGCAGAAACCTTCGCAGAGGGCCTGAGCGGTCTGGTCGAGGTTCTGTTGGAAAAGGTATCCGCCATTGTTCCTGCTATCGGGCAGGCGGTACTTGCCAGCCTTCCCGCCTTGCTGGACGCTGGCGTGGATATTATTGTGGCTCTGGCAAACGGGATTGTTGCGGCCATGCCGCAGATTGCCAGTGCAGCGGTCACAATCATTTTGGAATTGACAAACGGCCTGCTGGCCCTATTGCCGCAGCTTATTGAGGCGGCGGCGCAAATGATCGCAACGCTGGCCCTTGGCATTGGCGAGGCACTCCCGCAGCTCGTTCCCACCATTGTGCAGATATTGATGACGGTGGTTCAAACACTGATTGCCAATCTACCCCTTCTCTTGGAGGGGGCCTTGCAGCTTGTGACGGGGCTGGCGCAGGGAATTTTGAACGCCATCCCGGTATTGGTTGAGGCGCTGCCCGCCATCATTGTGGCGATTGTGGAGTTTATCGTCGCCTCTATCCCACAGATCATCGACGCAGGTATTCAGCTATTGACCTCGCTGGTGGCGGCCCTGCCGGATATTATCACGGCGATTGTTGCGGCCATTCCACAGATTATCGA